GCGATCCAGTTGGCTGCCTCGGCCACTGGCGCGCTCACCCTGACCGGCACCGCCACTGCACGGGGAGCGTCGGTGGCGTCGGGCGCCCTGACGCTCTCCGGCTCGGCGAGTGTGCCGCTGGTGGCGGCTGCGTCGGGGTCGCTGACCCTGTCGGGCACGGCTGCGCTGGGGGGCAGCACGGCTGCCTCTGCGACGGGCGCCCTCTCCCTCACCGGCACCGCCGGGGCTCGAGGTGTGGCAAGTGCGACGGGTTCACTGACCCTGACAGGATCGGCGGTGGCCGGAGTCCGGGTCACCGTGCCTGTCGCCACGATCGCGGTGACGGCCCACGCCCCGGAGGTGAGCGGCGGCACGGTGCTCAGTGGCGGTGGACCGGCCAGCATCACCGTGGTCGCACACCCGCCCGTGGTGACGGGGTCGTCCTCCATCGCAGCCAGCGCCAGCGGTAGCCTGACGCTGTCGGGGGCGGCGAGCACGGGCGCCCGAGCGGCAGCCAGCGGGACTCTCCTCCTCAGTGGGACTGCCGCTACTCGTGCCGTCGCCTCCGCGTCCGGGTCGCTGACCCTGACGGGGTTCGCTGCCCTCGACGGGGAGTTCCCGGCCTCGGCGTCTGGGTCGTTGACGCTGACCGGCAGCGGAGGAACGGCGGCACCGGGGTCCGCCTCCGGGTCGCTGTCCCTGACGGGGACGGCGAGCGCACGAGCGCGCGCTTCTGCCACAGGAACCCTGTCGCTGTCCGGGGTGGTGACGTCCGCTGCGCAGGCCGCTGCCGTCGGCACGCTGACGCTGACCGGAGCCGCCTCGCTCACCGGGGAGACGGCGGTCGGAGCGATCGGCGTCCTGACCCTCTCGGGCACCGCAGCCGTCGCAGGCCAGAGCGCAGCCTCGGCCACCGGCCACCTGACCCTCTCCGGCTACGTGGTGCTGGTGAAGCCGCCGGACCTGTTCAACCCTCGCGGCTCCATCCGAGCGAACCTCGCTCGTGGGACCATCAGGATCAACGGCACCGGTTCGATCCGCCGGGACTACACGAGAGGGAGGGTCAGGACATGACCGACTTGGTGATGCGACGGGGCGACTTGAAGCCTGACCTCGTGGTCGACCTCGAAGACCGAGGCGTCGTCCTCCCGCTCGTGGCTGCCACCTCCGTGTCCGTGATCGGGAGCAAGGACGGCGTGATGGCGTTCAAGCGCACCGCGACCGTGGACCCCGATCAGGCGGTGCGGATGGAGTGGCTGGTGGGTGACACCTCCACCCCCGGGACGTACGTCATCGAGGTCGAGGCGATCTGGCCCGGAGCGAAGCCGCAGACCATCCGCACGGACAACCGGGTAAGGGTGTTGCCGGACTTGGGGTGACTGGGGTTACCCTAGTTACGTAGGAACGGCACGCGCGACGAGTCCTGCACCACTGAATCCCCCGGCCCCCGAAGCGCCCGGGGGGTTTGGTGTCTCTAGAGTTCGTGCCACTTCACGCCGTCGGAGTAGTACATCCGGGTCGACTGGCTGTAGCCCAACTCGGGTGACGCCACCCCCGAGAGAACGTAGGGGCTCTCCGCCGAACCGTCCCCGCTGAGGGTGAGGTTGAGGGTCGGGGTGTCCAGCACGGTGATGTGCGAGCCACCGCCTCCGCCGGGCGGCGTGGTGGGGTTGACCGGCGGCAGGCCGTACGCCGTGGCGAAGTCCGCCAGCGTCGTCGGGATGGTGAGTCCGGCGGTGGTGATGTTCCCGCCGTTGCCCTGCGACCCGAGGTCGTAGAGCACGTTCAGCATCATCTGCTGCGCGTTGACGTTCGGGGCCGTGGAGCCTCGCAGGTGGAGGCTGTCCAGTGCCCAGCCCCACTGGTCGGAGTTGAAGTTCGCGACGTAGGAGTTGCCCGACTTCATCATCATGAACCGGTGCTGGCCGGTCTTCGAGACGTTGTAGATCGCACCGTTCTCGTCGGCGGCGGCGAAGGTCAGCACGATGTCGGTGGAGGAGAAGTTCACGTACTCCAGCGTCGTGCTCGGGTGGGGCTCGTCCCACTCCATGCCGAGCGTGCCAGCCGCGAAGGCGAGGGACTGGCCGATCCCGAGCGCCTGCACGCCAGCGCAGTTGCGCCACGGGGGCAGCGCCTTCATGGAGGACGGCACGGTGACGGCGTCGTTGCGTACGCCGTTGGCGACGAACTGGTCCCCGAAGTAGGCGTACGACGGCTCGCGCAGGGACCAGCGGGTGTCCTGCCACGTGCCGGTCCAGTCGGCCTCCGTGGTGAACGGGGTGCCTGCCGTGTGGGCGGGGACCGCATCGGGGCCGGTGGTGGGTCCGGCGAGCGAGTCCTTCTTGCACCACATGACGCGCCCGTTGGTGGTCGAGGAGAACCCGCCGTTGGTGAACTTCACCCGCCAGAACATGTCGTTGCCAGCGATGTTGACCATGTTCGCGCCGGACGTCAGCAGGGTCTTGACCTTGTTGATGACCCCCTGCGGGACGTACTCGTTGTGCCCGGTCCACACGATCACGTCACGGTCGTCGAGGATCGTCGGGTCGTTCTTGATCTGCTCGATGGTGGTGACCCCGGCGTCGATCCCCATGCGCTCGGAGAACTTCAGGTAGGGGTAGGTGTTGTTGTAGAAGTGGGTCTGCGGGACGTAGTTGATCGAGATGACCGGCTTGTCGTACGTCGAGCAGAACGCCCGGTCGGCGGCGTTGCCGATCGCGAGGTCCGCGCCGTAGACGTTGTTCCCGCCGTAGCCGTTGTAGGCCGCGTGCCATGTGGCGTCACTCGCCACGATCAGGGTCGGCTTCTTGTTGTTCTTGTCGCTGACGCAGAACAGGGCGTGGCCGTGGACGGTGTCGGCGACGTTGCGGAAGTACGCCATGTACCACCCGGGCTGTGCGTCCACCGGGATGTTCCACGTGGCGTTGACCGACCAGTTGGCACACGACACCGCACCGTTGCCGCCGGGGATGGAGGTCGGGGTGGGCTGGGCCGTGGGGGTGGCCGGGCTGGCGGCGTACACCTCGCGGGCGCCGTCGCCTCCGTAGTGCCCGAGTCGGAACACCCGGATGGTGAAGGGCAGGTTGTAGTTCACGGAGAACTGGGCGACCTGTCCCGGCAGGTAGTAGGTCGACCGGGGGAAGGACGGGAGGTCCAGCGACGAGAGCCCGGAGAACCAGTAGGACGGCGGGAAGCGTCCGGCGGTCTTGGCGTTCTCCTGTGCGATCGTCTCCAGTGAGGAGCCGGGGGCGGAGATGACGATGCTGACGAAGTCCTGACCCGTCGCACCGCCACTGTCGACCACCGTCAACTGGAACGTGTACGTGCCTGCTGCGGAGGGCGTGAAGGTCCGGGTGGCACCCGAGCCCGACAGGGACGCGCTGGGGCCGCTGATCTGGCTCCATGCGTACGAGACGATGGTCCCGTCGGGGTCGGAGGACGCGCTGCCGCTGATGGTGACGAGGGTTCCCACCTCGCCGGTCTGGTCGGGGCCAGCGTTGGCGGTCGGGGAGAGGTTCCCTCCGCCGGGGGCGTTGACCGTGATCGTGACGGAGTCGTTGCCGGTGGCGCCGTCGTCGTCGGTGACGGTCAACTGGAACGTGCGCACACCAGCGGTGCCCGGGGTGAAGGTGCGGGTCGCGCCGGAACCGGACAGGGTGACGGCGGTGCCGCTGGTCTGGGTCCATGCGTACGACGCGATGGTGCCGTCCACGTCGGAGGAGCCGGAGCCGTTGAGGGTGACCAGCGTGCCGGTGTTGACCGTCTGGTCGGAGCCTGCGTTCGCGGTCGGGGCGGTGTTGGTGCCACCACCACCACCGGGGGTGTTCCAGTAGCCGAGCACCCAACCGCTGAGAGCATTGAGGCCAGAGGGTCCTGTCGCCCACGTGCGGGACGCAGTCATGCTGGTGACGATGTCCTCTTGGTACCCGACGGTCTGGTAGAGGCCGTCGTCCACGTCGCCGCCCTGCGCGGGCACGAGCCGGTCGGCCATCTCGGTGATGGTCGGGGTGCCGGTCCACGTCGAGGTGCCAGCCGGGGTGGAGTTCAGCGCGCTGGTGGCGAGGCCCCACATGAGGGTGTTCTCACTGCTGCCCGGCAGGCCACTCATGTTGCTGGGGACCTCGGCTGCGCCGACAGAGAGGGTTCCGCCGCCCCGGAGTTCGATCACCGTGTACGCGACGCTGCGCGCGACCGCGAGGGTGACCGGGACCGACGCCTCGCCACCGTCGCTGACCTTGGTGGCGACGGTGTGCTCGATCGCGGCGACACCGGTCAGGTGCTTGGTCCAGCCCGAGCCCATCGTGAAGGTCGACGAGCACCCGATGAACGCGACCAGCCTGCTACCCGACGTGGGGGTGAAGGGGAACGTCAGGTTCACCGAGGTCGAGCCGCGAAGGACCTGACCGGAGTGGTAGTTGAGGACGTTTGCCATCGGGGTCCTATCCGGGCGGCGGAGGGAGCATGACGTAGACGGTGTTGGGGAGGCTCTCCGGGGCGGGGAGCGGGGCTGGCCCGAAGACCATCTGCATCCCGGTGTACGCGGGATAGACGTTGATGCCGGAGCCGGGGGGACCCACCGGCCCGACGGTGCTGGCGGTCTGCACCTCCAGCAGTTCGATGCGCTCGTTCAGCGCGAGGAGGTAGTTGTCGAGAGTCGGCCCCCACACCGGGTCGAGGAACTTCGGGAGTGGGGGCTGCGGCAGGCTCATCAGGGAGCCTTCTTCACCTCACCGACACCACCAGCGCGGACCTTCGCGGCCATCGCCTCGATCTCGGTGGGGTAGGTCGTCGCCTGTCCGTTCGGGGCGACGTAGTTCCACCCGTTGTTCGCGTTGCCGCCGCAGTTGCAGCCCATCAGTTCTCCTCCTCCAGTTGGGCAGCGAGCGCCGCCATCTCCTTCTTGCGCTCGGTGCGCGCGGTGAGTTCGTGGGAGATGAACTCGGCGATCATCTCCGCGAACTTCTCCATGCCCTCGGGAGTAGGAGTGCCCTGCTCCTCCTCGGCGGGCAGGTAGCCAGCGGCCACGAGGCTGATCTGCTGACCGTTCTCGATCGACGCGGCCACGCGCGGGGTGTGGTAGCCACCGGAGTTGACGCCGAGCGCGGCGATCAGTTCCATCGACTTCGAGGCCGGTGCCCAGCGCCAGTCGCCGGAGATGTCGGAGGCCCGGAGTTCCGCGATCTTCTCCGGCGTGGTGCCGGGGCGTACCCAGCCGTGGACCCAGATACCGATCGCGTCGTCACCGATGGCGACGTCGGCGACAGCAGCGGTGGTGTTCTCGTAGTGGGCGGCTGCCGGACGGAGCCGCTTGTTGCCTGCCGCGTGGGCGCCGCCGATGGTGAGCGGGCCGGTGCGGACCATGCCCTCGTCGGTGAGCACCTGACCGGTGGCGAAGTGCGCGTACTCGGTCATGGAGCGGGGCGGGAGGACGCACTCGTCGGTGAACTTGCCGTGGCAGGTGTCCCACGTCGCGATGTGCCCGAAGACCTCACCCTCCTTGGTGACGGTGAGGTGGGTCTTCTCCGTGAACTCGGGGTTGACGAACCACTCGTGCGGGGCCTCGACCTCGGTGTGCCGGGAGGCCACGATGCTGACGGCGGGGGCCATCTCACCCTCGCGCTCGGTGAACGCCTCGCTGTCACCCCGGACGGGGCGTCCGGGCCAGAAGCCGAGGGCGTCGTAGTGGCGGTTGGCGCAGTAGCCCGCGAGGTACTGGGGCTTCACGTACTCCGCGACGGCGAGGCGGCAGCGGTTGAAGTCGCCGGGGGTGCCCCACCCGATCTTCGCGGCACCGGCGCCCTTGACCCAGTAGTCGCGGAGGCGGTCGGTGTCCACGGGGTGGGTGAGCCAGCCGGGACCGTCCTCGGTCTTGACGAACTCGTTGGAGGCGACCAGAGCCTCGTCCTCGCTGTCCGCGCCCTCGGTGGCGAGGTCCTCACCGCCGTCGAAGAAGTCGTCGGGGGCGTCGCCGAGCGAGACGTACGCCTCGGCGAAGGCAGGGATGGAGACGATGGACGCGGAGCAGGCGCGGGACTTCGTGAAGACGATCTCCTCGGCCTCCTCGTCCAACTCGAACTCCACGTCGTCGGCGTCGACACTCACGCCGTACCGACCGAACTCACCGAGCAGACCCACGACCTCGTCGGCCTCGGCGTTGACGATGAAGGAGCCTCCGCCCCTGATCTCGTTGCCGACCCGGGCCAGCCGCTCGATCTTCGCCACCGTGACGGAGCCGTCGTGGCCGTCTGCGGAGGTGCGCTGCCACGTGAGGGGCAGGGGGAGCGGTCGGGTGAGCATGGACCCAGCCGCGAACTTGCGACCGTCACCGGAGCGGGTGTCCTCGACGGTGATGACGCCGTACCAGTTCACGCTGATGTCCTCGATCGGGGTGTTCACCTCCTCGGGTGCCACCTCAGTGATCTCGTCGGGCATGTCTCCTCCTGCGGTGAGAGTCTCGGGGTCAGTCTGCCCCATCGTGGTCGTCGTAGCGGTGAACTCGTCGGCCATGACGGGCCGGAGCGTGCAGCGGCAGTTGATCCACAACTCGATCGGAGCACCCGGCCAGCCGGGGTAGGGCATCTCCACGCCGTCCACGTTGAACGGCTCACCCGGGGGACGCTGCTGCCCCGAAGTCTTGGCGTGCGCAGCCCGCACGTTCCCGTCGCCCATGTCGACCCACTCCAGCAGGAGGTCTTCGGGGTCCTCGTTGGTGGCGGCGATGGTGGCCTGCGAGAGCACCCACGTCGCCAGCCAGATGGCGATGTTGTTGACGGTGCGGTCGTCCCGGGGGGCGGTGGTCTGCCTCAGCGATTCCAGCAGTTCCGTCTTCCAGCCCGACGGGAGCGGCGGCGCCTCGCCCTCCCCGTCCTCGCGGTAGGCGATCTGGTACTGCGCCTCCACCTCGTCCAGCAGTTCGTCCCAGCCGGAGGTGTCGGTCTGGGTGTCGACGGCCTCCTCCACGATGGGGTGGAGGGCCTCCTCGATCCGGGTCTGCGCGGAGCGGCGGCGGGAGGCGAACTCCTCGGTGCTGAACAGCCTCATGACAGGTCAGCCTTCACCAGCCATGACGCGAGCAGGTCCCGGTTGTGTGGAATCTGGCTGGCGAACAGGGTCTTGCAGTAGGCGTTGAGCATGGCGGTCACCTTCTCCGTGTCGGCGATCCCCTCCAGCACCTGCGGCGCACACGACCATGCGTCGGTGAGGAGGTAGTCGGCGTTGCCGTTGACGGGCACGAGGGTGTGCGTCTCGTAGGAGGGACACGGCGGCTTGGTGCCGTCGTTGCGGAGCCTGTTGCCTGCCCGCTCCAGCGCCCGGAACACCAGACCTTCGGAGGCCGCGAGAAGGGCCGACTGGTCCGGTGGTGCCTCCGGCAGCGGGAGGGGCTCCATGCTGGGGTCGGGCCGGGACTCGCGCGGCTGGCCCTCCGGGAGTGCGAGGGGACCGAGGTCCACCCCGAGGGCGTCGAGCGCGGCACCCACCTGCTCCGGGGTGGCGGACCCGCTGGCGACCTTCAGGAGCAGCCACTCCTTCCGCTCCTCCCCGCTGGGGAGGTCGTCCTCGCTGAAGCCGTTCTCGATCAGCAGCGTCTTCGCCGACAGCACCCCGAGGTTGTAGAGGAGGATCGCCTCCTGCGAGCGGTCGGGACGCAGTCGCAGGGACGAGGTGTCGGGGACGATGAAGTCGTCATCGCCGGTGATCGGGCGGAGGTAGGAGACGGTGATCGAGTTGGCGACGACGTCGAGCATCGGCTCGATGAACAACTTGATCGTGGACTCCTCGATCTGCCACGCCCCCCAGTGGGAGACGCCGTTCGAGGTGCCGCCGCCGGTGCCGCCGTTCGACGACATGCCGAGCACCTGCTCGGGCGGGAGGTCCATGCCGAGCGCGAAGCGGTGGATGGCTTCCTGTCGGAGCGCCTTCGACTCGGCGTCGAGGTTCGACCAGAAGTGCATCAACTTCGCCTTGTCGATCGCCTCAGCCGGTGCCGTGACGATGAACGGGACGATCGCCGAGGGGGACGACGGGTCCTCGATCGGCTTGATGAGCGCGTCGGCGAACGAGCGGAGGAACGCCTCGGCCTCGTTCATCTCGATCTGCTGCCCCTCGATCTCGGGGGGCGCGGGGAAGGTCATGGACTGGGGGAGGAACAGGATGCCCGCACCGGCGAGCCGGGACTGCACCTGAGCGAAGACGTGGCGGGTGAGCCACTCGATCTCCGACAGGATCGGGAGCAGCGACCGGAACGGCGAGTCGGCCTCGATGCGCTTCTCCGGGTGGGGCAGCCAGATGCGGATGACGACGTCGTCCTCGCCGAGTTCGACGTCCTTGGTGCCGTCGCCGTACTTGATCTTCCACCGCTCGCCGACGACGGACATCTCCATGACGGAGACGACCTCCCACAACTGGTACGCCTCAGCCGGGGGCTCGCCCTCGGTGACGTCCTTCGGCTGCACGTCCCGGCCCACGATGTAGCACTCACCGGCGATGGTGAGGTGGGTGCCGATCGCCTTCAACATCTGCGACTGTCCGGCCTTGCCGTTGAACATGTCGTCGAGGTAGGTCGCAGCCTCTCCGGTGGAGGGGACCTGCGCGCCCTTGGCGTCCAGCGTGGCGACGTTCAGGACCGCCCGTGAGAGTGCGTGGCCGAAGAAGTTCGCGGCGAACCGCGCCTCCCCGCAGATGGAGTAGTGCCGGTAGCACTCCTTCTGCCAGTCGGCAGACTTCTGGTAGATGCGCGCTGCCTTGCCCCCGGAGTACCGGACGGCTGACGCGACGAGCGAGGTGGTCGGGATGACCGCCTCGACCGCTGCTGCTCCTCGTCGATTCGCCATGTCCTACCCCTCAGTCGTCGCCGTCGAAGATCACCATGATCGCCGCGAGATACGCGGCTCCCAGCCACCCGTTGAACAGCCACCACGTCCAGTGGAAGTCGGCGAGGTACCCCCAGAGTAGAACGAAACCACTCGCCCAGACTGCGAAGCAGTACGGACAGTCGACGAGAATCGACCAGTGGTTGTCCTTGGTGACCTCGTGCCACTTCATCCTGACCCAGATCGAGGGTGGGAAGTGGTCCGCTGTGACGAGACGTGTGATGCGCGCGGCGGAGGTGATCGTGACGATCGCCGCACACACCCATGCGAACTCGGACATTGCTCTCCTTTTTAGTGGCTAAAACTAGACGGCCCGCAGGTGACGGAGGACCACATTGGGGTCCGCCATCTGTGCGGGGAGGATGTGCTTGGCGAGTTCGGTGGCGCCGTGCACGAGGGCGTCGAGACGGTTGGGCGAGGGGTACTTGCCACCGGGCACCCACGTGGTGAGTTCGTCCTCCAGATCGGACAGGTCGCCCTGCCTGCCCACGTGGAAGACTCGCTTCTTCTCGTACAGCGCGACGATGGGCTCGGCCCGGATCGCCTTCCCGCGCCGTGAGTCGACGGGGATGATCCGCGCCCCCTTGTAGCCCGCGTTCTCCAGCGTGAAGCGGACCATGTCCTGACCGTAGGTCTTCTCCGGGACGATCGCGTCACCGAGGCGGCGCTCCAGTTCGTCGTTCGCGGTGCGCGCCCACTGCTCGGGGCTGTACTTCCCGGTCAGGTCCTCGAACACGTAGAGGCACTTGTCGACGCCGATGCCAATGGTGATGATGCCCGTCTCGTCGGAGCGCTTGTTGGCGGTACCGGCGGGGTCGACCGCGACGACGATGCGCACCATCTGCGGCACGTCGTCCTCGTCGATCCACTGGAACATGTCCCAGTTCCACAGGGCGCCTTCGACGTCTTCGAGGAGTTCACCGTGCAACTCCTGCCGACCGAGCCGGGTGCCCTCGTGCTTGTCGAGGATCATCTTCTGGAAGGCGGGGGCGAGGTTGTGCAGGTTGGCGTAGGTGGAGACTCGCCGGGTGATCGTGTCGTCGGCGGCGATGAGCGCCTTCATCCACTTCGTCGGGAGCGGGGTGGTGGTGGCGATGATCTTCGGCTCGATGCCGGGGATGCGGAGGCCGAACTGCATGTTCGACCAGACCTCCTCGACGTAGTCGTAGTGAGCGGGCTCGTCCGCCCAGATGTACGCCGACTCGGGGCCACGCAGACGGTCGGGCTCCTCCGCAGAGAAGCCCTGTCCGACGCAGCCGTTGGGCCACGTCAACTTCTTCTTCGACGGCTCCCACTCAGGGCGCTGGCCGGGGGCGGAGGTGGCGAGGATGCCGGAGCGACCCTCGACCATCGTCTCGCGGAGGTCGGGACCGGTGGCGCCGATGAGGATGATCCGGGGGACCTTCTTCGCCACGCGGTGGGTGATCTCACTGCCGGTCCTCGTCTTGCCCGAACCACGACCACCGCTCAGGAGCAGGGTGAGCCACGGGTCGCTCCATCGCGGGGGCCGCTGGTCGACTCGGGCGTGGGGGAAGTTCCACGCTCCGTGGGGGTTGCCGTCGCAGACGGGGCTGGGGCAGTAGAACGGACGCCACTGGTCGTTCTCTGCTTCCTTCAGGCGCGCGAGGGCTCGGGCTTGGACGTCCGGCTTCCAGTACTTGAAGGAGTCAAGGTCAGGCAGGTTGCCCGGTGTCGGGTCAGACATGGGTCACACCACATCCCTCCGTGAAGCGCCGTCGCAAAGGTGCCGGAGGTGAGCCACTGCCCACACCCTCCGGCGCACTTGACGCTCCAGCGAACCTTGGGCACACCCCGATCATACGGCTCACCTGCCGATTCGGGGAGCCTTGCGACTGACCGCCCGCCGGTTGCCGTCGAACAGCACGGAGGCGTGCGTCCTCGTGGGGGGCAGGGAGCGGATGAGTTCGTCCTCGTTGAGCCCGAGGTCCTCCGCGAGTTGACGGCACAGGGCCAACTGGATGTAGCGGGTCTGGGAGGGGATGTTCCCCTCCTCCGCCGCCCGGTTGATGAGCACCGGGAAGTTGTTGGGCACGATGAACTGAATCTTCGCCTTGAACTCGTCGAGTCGGAACGGCATCAGAACTCGATGGGGTCGGGGTCGGGGATCGGGGTGGTGGGCGGAACGGGGGTGCCGGTGACGTCGGGGTCGCCTTCGGGGTCGGGCTGGGTGATGGAGTCCTCCAGCACCTCGCCCTCGAAGATGTCGGCTTCCTCCAACTGCGGGACGGACTTGCTGACGACGGTGGTCACCCAGTTCTCCAGTTCCTGTGCGGTGGGGGTGTGGACGACCATCTCGGTGGGGGCCGCGAGGCCGAAGACGCGGGTGAACTCGGCGAGGTTGGCGCGGGCTTCGCGCTGTGCGGCCAGTTGCTCGGGGCTGCTGGGGTCGATCGCCTTCGCCCAGACCGCCTTGGTGAGTCGCTGGAGCCGGAGGCCGACCATCTTGCGCATCTCGTTGCGCGACTCCTCGTGGAGTTCCCGCTCCAGCGCGAGTTCGATGGCGACCCGGACCGCACCACCGTCGGGGTAGCCCAACTGCTCGGCGATCTCGTCGGGGATCAGACCCGCGATGTGGAGTTGGAGCGCGGCGTTGGCCTTGCGGTCGCGGGCGCGCTTCACCTCCTTGTTGCCACGAGGGGAGTCGTCGAAGACTCCCGTCGGATCGGTGGGGTCTTGTCTCATGGCGCCACCGTACGTCGAACGTAGGGCTCGGTGGCGCACCTCGGGCACCACTTCTGCTTCTTGGGGAGTCCGGTCATCCACCCGAGGTGGGTGAGGTCCTCCTCCATCTTGTCCTCGCTGCGGCGTGTGGACTTCTCCTCGGCCCCACAGCGTGTGCACACTAGGCGCATGAGAACTCTCCTCATCATCATCGTCATCGTGGTCGTCGTGCTGCTGCTCGTCGGCTTCGTCCGGCGCGGCTGACCTACCCCTTGACTGCCGCGTACTCCTCGGGGTGCGCGGCCTTGTAGTGCTCGGCGACGACGTCCTCCACCATGAGGTCGCACAGGCTGAGGTCCGCCGTGAGTGACCCGTCGGGTGCCGCCTTCAGCGTGGCGTCGGTGAGGTAGACCCACTCGGTGTAGTCGACCTGCCACATCCGGCAGACGGGGCACTGGTGGACGAACGTCCGGCCCTGCATCTGTTCGGTGATCTGACCGGCGAGGTCCTCCATCAGCGGTATCCCATCAGGATCGGCTCCCCGTTGGTGGGGCAGACCGCCCAGTGGGTGAAGACCTCCACTCCGTCCACGAGGACCGGGTGGGTGAGTTTCTGGAAGAACAGCCCCTTGTGCCCTTCCCCGTCGCACCGTGCACAGCCGTGCAGGTCCATGTTCATGTTCATGACTTCCATCCCGCGAGCCTCATCAGTAGTTCCAGCCGCTCCCGGTCGCCGACTGCGGACTCGGTCATCTCGTAGTACGCCTTCTTGGTGGCGGGTGGGACCGTGGTGCAGATGGTGGGCCATTGTCCGAACTCGTCGTGTTCGTTGGTCATCTTGGTGAGCGCTTCCAGTGTGGCGACGTCGTGCTCCTGTACGCCAGTGCCGTAGAGCCCCGATTCCTCCTCGATCCGCTTGATGAGGGCGAGCATCTGCCCGTTGTCGGGCTTCGCGAGGGAGGCGATCCAGTTGTCCTTGATGAGCATCCGCCGCGCGACCTCGTCGGTGATGTCGAGGAACACCACGGGTATCTTCTCGGCGCCCAGTTCCTTGCACGCCATCCACGAGTGGTTGCCCGCGACGATGTAGCCGGTGCTGGCCTGCACCTTGATGACGTTGTAGAAGCCGTCCGTCTCGATGGAGGCGATGATGGCTTCGACGTCGCCGTTGTTGTAGTTCTCGGGGTGGCACTCCACGCGGTCGATGTCCACGAGGAACGGTTCGAGAGCGGGGTGGAACTGCACCATCCCCGATCGGATCATGGCCGCTTCACCCACAGCGTTCGTCCCTTCCACTTGATGGGGCGACTCTCGGGAATCGCCTCGATGAAGGCGGGCCAGAAGCCTGCGATGTGCAGGTCGTACTGGTTCTCCGCCGCAGCGTCGTCGGCTCCTGTTCCTCCGGCGCCGCAGATGCACTGCCACGGGCTCCAGAACGTGGGGCCGGGGCCGATGTGTCCGAGCACGAACATGTGCTCCGTCATGTCTCTCCTACTGGGTGCAGGTGCAGCCGGTGGCGTTCTTGTTCGCCTTCTTGATCGCGGCTGCCCGGAGTTTGCGGGCGCGCGCCGACATGTTCTTGCCGTCGCCACCCTTCTTGATCGGGGCGCCCTTGGCGATCGTCGCCTTCTTGATCGACCCGCTCTTGAACTTCACGGTCTTGCCGCCGCAGTTGCAGGAGCCCATCAGGCTTGTCCTCTCCAGCGGCGCATGGGGCACTGGTTCTCGCACTCGGCGTACCCGCAGCAGGCGCACTCGGGGTCGTCGGGGCTCATGAGTTCCACCTCGTCGGCGATGAGGCGGTAGTCGCACTCGTGCCACGAGGAGACGATGCGG